GTGGCGGTATAATAGGCATCAACAATGTTGGGGTCTTTACCAATAAACCTCATGGCTCAGACTCAGCTTATTTCTTCGTAACTAACAAAGACCTTGAGATCGTTTGCGGCGCTAGCCTGCGCCCCAATGCTCCGATCTTCCTCTAGGTACAAAGAGGTATTCTTGTCGATCACTACAAGCGTTGAGTCCTGCGGCACAGAAACCGTTTTAACAATCTCTGTGGCTGTCCCACCAATGTCGTCTTGACTGTAGTAACTGACTGTAATGTCAGCCGCTACAGCCCCGTCTACATTTGCGACAGTGAGGCTGTTGATCTTGAACACCTTGCTAGAGCTTGCGGCATTTGACACCACAGCAGTGGCGTTAGTGTTGGTCAAGCTCACCACTGCGGACTTGCCTGTAATCGTGGCGACATTGACAATGTTGGGTGCGGCCATTTTCTATCTCCTATCCAAATACAATAGCCATCGCAATGGCTTTGCCTGTGTTGATGCCTGCGGCTCCAAATGACAACTTACCAGAACCATCGGTCAATAAAGCCTGACCGCTTGAGCCATCTGCGTTAGGAAGCTCTAGGCTGTAAGTTGCGGTGGCGCTATGCGGTGGCCCCTTTAGGGTTACGCCGTGGCTGTTTGATTCGCAGTTAAACCTAATGGCACCGGCATTAGTGTTGCCGTATAGCTCTGTAAAGCCTGTGCCATTTGGGAATAATTGTATGTTGCCGTTAGTGTCTGTGGACTTAATGGCATTGGTGTTGATTTGAAGGTTCTCAATCGACACTATCCCATCTGCGTCTTCAAATACTGACTTGTCAGCAGGATATGTCAGGATGACATCTTTGGTTCCTGCGGAGAAGTTGACTGCACTGTTGCTATTGGAACTCGACAGCACCGTTGTACGGGTTATCGTGTTGCCGCTACTAGCATACGTGCCAAGACCAACCTCAAAAGCAAGGTTGTTGTTATCGACAATCGCGTAATAGGTTGTGTCGGCATTAGACAAGACAGAGGCAAAGGTACGAAAGTTAGGCTCCGCACCTGCCAGCGAGATAGCTCCCGTGCCTGTTGTTGTCGTAGTTTCTTTTACGCGATCCGCTACTTTCAAGGCCATGACTAGGCAATCCTGATAATAGCGTTAGAGGCATCCGGTGTGGGAAACACAATGGTAAAGTCGCCAGCACTGGACGACTTGTCGGAGCCAAAGTCCAACACCAGAACTGTGTCTGTCGTGCCGGAACCGCCGCTGGTTGTCGTGTTGTATATAAGTGCTCCACGCGCCGTCAGTGTTGACGAGCCGAATGTGAGATCGGCAAAGTCGGTCAGGGCTGTGGTTCCAGACAGAGTTGGGGTCACATTGGTAAGTGTCCCGCCGCCTGCTGAGTAGCCTGTTCCACTAATTTCATTGCCCGTCGTATATGCAGTGGTTGCCGCATCAAAACTGGCCGAGTTGGTATACATTGCCAGCTTGAACGTGTGACCACTGCTGTTTGTAAAGTTATGAGCACCAACAAGCAGTTCCTGCTTAAAGGATGAACACATGAAGTTTCCGCTAAAAGCCATATCACATTCTCCTGATAAGTTCGGCTAAATCTTTTTGCCCTGCATCAAGAAGGGCGTTATACACTGTGGTTCGGTCGCTGTTTGCGGCCTCTTTCATGTAGAAAACAAGAACCGCTCTAATGTGATCCTTGAATGCCTGCGCCTGTGCCTGTACTTCTGGCAACGCAGTATCAGCTACCGAGACGATCTTATCTAAACACCTCTCAGCAATCTCTTCTGGGGTAAACCCCCTGTTATCTGTGGTGTGAACCGCAACCCCGCCTACCTCTACACCACCGCTTACGCCAATCATGCTCTGGCCTTCCTTACTTCACCCGATCTATAACTATCTGTTGTGCTGTAGCCTTCGCCCAACTGCTCAAGATTAGCCAGTGCTTCCATATACCGTTGGGTATACATCTGCATAAGGTCAGGATCACCCTTCAAGAAGGTGTACGCCTCAACAAGACAGCCATACAGAAGCGTAGACTCTGCATTGGTGCCAAGCCAGCTTGTGCCGTCTCCAGATGCGGTAATCGAGGTGGGCTTGTGAAAATAGTGCAGTTCTGCGTCATAGGCAGAATCAGGAGTGGGGCCGAGAATAAACGCGGTGCGGCTAAAGATGCCGTAGTACTTGGGCGCTCCCTGTGTTGCTGTTAGCGGGTACGCCTGACGTATAAAGTTTACGTCCTTAAACATCAGGTACTCAAAGCCAGAGTTTTCAATGGCTAACGAGTAAGGTGTCAAAAAGTCTGTAGGCATAATGAGGTACTGATTACCGCTTGCCACAGACCCTGAAACATTCTTGCGGAAATCAGGCAGTTGTACGGCTTTAAGAATCTTGTCCTCTGCCTGCGTAATAATCGTTGTCAGATTATTAACAAAAGTTGTCTCGTTTGACTCTGTGTAGTCCTGTATGGCCTGCTTTAGAGTCGTAAAAGTAAACGCCATTAAGATGTCTCCACGGTTACGCGCCCAACAGCGCCTGCCATATCAAGGCCGACAGTCTGGCTTCCAAGAGCCGTATTGCCTCCCCCGACAGGATCAAACGCAGACAGCGCACGACTTTCAGTAAGGCTGTCATCGGGTCGAGGAAATCGTAACGCTTGCGGGTCGCTTGCATTGACATCTCCTAGCTTTAACTGTGGTTGATCTTGATCTACAACGTCCCTGCCTACCAGCAAGCCGTTCCAGCGACCATCCTCAATCTGTCTAACCAAATCACGCAGAGGGTATCTAAACCCTGTTCGATCACAAAAGCCAAAGGCTTTTGATCCTTTTGCGTAACTGCTCATAAATTGTTATATCCACCGGGGGCCATGTAAAGCGATGCTTTCTCTCTGGATGCGTCTGCCGCCAGATTCCACTGCTCCTCGTACACCTCTTTTAGTGCCGGTGCTATTGGCAGTGACTCAGGCTTCTTGCTCGCTATGTAGTAGGCCAGTCCAGCTACCATACACGGCAAATACCGCGCTGGCACATCCATGTTGTTAGACGCTGGCTTTCCGCTGTCTTCTATCCTGTCTAGGTAGTAGTACGCAAACGTGTAGGTGGTTGTCGCGTCTGGCACAGGCCAAAAATGCAACGTCAACCCTGCTGGCTTGCGCTCAACGTAATACTGTAACGGCCTGCCCTGCGTCAGCTTGTTTGTCTGGTGGGCGTACTGGCTCACCGAAATTCTCTGCATAGTCAGGTCAGACTGCTTAGAAGTGTCGCCTGCGTCAGTTCGCAACAGCCCCTCTATGATGTCTTGCTTTTCCGAGGTCAGGTCGTATGACGAGGTGCCTGCGGTAAGGGTCTGCGTAGCATCCCTTACTGTCCACAAGTTAAGACCACGGTTCTGCCATTCCAGCATTAACAAATCCAGACTCCGCCGTGCTGTCCGGTAGTCGTATCCGCTTCTAAGCTCAGAGCCTGCTCGCTCAAACGCCTCTTCAAATATATCTGACAAGTCAAGAGTAAAGGCTGTTGTTCCGCTAGTCGCCATTAGACCTTCCTTCCTCTAGTCCTGCCTTTACGGGCCAAGCCATTTCTGCATTTGGCCGCTTTGGGTTTCTTTGATCTGGGTGCATTCTTAATCTGCTTGCCCATCTGCGCTCTGCTTATAGGCATATCATCACCAATTCTTACAAGACCAGTAACGGGGTGTCAGCTTATTGGGCGGGTTAGAATCGCACTTGTGTCTGGCACGAAACGACTTGCGCCTTTTAGGCTGGCTTTTCTTGATCTTCATGTTTTTGTCGCCATAGCGGATGATTTTTTCTTTGCCATCTTCACACGCCTTGACCACAAACTTCTTTTTGGAGTGTCCGGGTGTTCGCTTTGGCTTGTTACACGACATGGACTTCTTGCTGACCTTGCCGCCCGACTTGTAATACATACGCATTACTTTCGATGCCTCGACGTTTTCTTGGCAACCTTTTTGGGTTGCTTTGAATGTTGCTTGCCTTTTTTGGTATCTGCGCGTTTTTTCCGCGTAGTCGCGGCATACTCTTTGTCGGATAAAGACTTGATGGCTTTCTCAGGAAGATAACGCTCACCCGTAGCTTTTTTGCCTTGAGTGCTGGGCTTGCCAGATTTGGTGCGCCATTTCTGCTTAGTCCAGTTCTTGAGGGACTTCTGAGACTTTTTAAGAGCCACGCTTGGATTTTGCCTTTGGCTTGGTCTTTTTCGTCATAGACCTTTCAAGCGTGTCGGCCTGACCGGCGTGTAGCTTGGACGCCTTTCTTAGCTGGCTAATCATCTTGCGCTTTGCCGCTTCAGTAAGTTCTGCCATCAGTCTTTGTATCCTCCCCCAGCTTTCTTGTACGCGGCGGCAGTCATTTGCGCCTTACGCGCAGACCATTGCCCCGGCTTACCACCCTTACTGCCAGCTTTTATTCGATTGAATATACGCTTACGCATTCCGGGCTTTGTGTAATTACCAGCCTCATTAACGCGAGACTTAGACTTTTTGGTCTTGCCGCCCTTCTTGTAGTACAGCCTCATCAGCCGTAATTCTTTTTTAGCTTCAGAACTACAGAGTAGGTGTCGCCATTGCTCGCGCCTGTCGTGGTAAACAGAATGTCACCCGTCTTACCAGAGGCGGCGGCTGTATTTGGCAGGCCAACAAAGTCCGAAAAGTCCAGAGTATCGCCATAATCAGCAATTAACTCCCACGCCAATACATTGGTGGTGGCGTCAAAGAAAATCTGAACTCCCATGCCCTTCGTTGTATATTGGATGCTTTCAATGTTGACACTTGTACACGCGCCCTTGCTGGCGGGGTCTGCACTTAACGTAGATACGTCCACCTTGGCAACGGCGGCTTCGCCCGTGCCATCGCTGACATTCGTAAAGTACATAATCGCTGTTCTTGGGCCGTCTTCAATAGTCCGACTAGTAACTGCATCAGCCATCTTGATCTCCTAAAAAGGGGCCGAAGCCCCGTTACGTTAGCTTAGGTTGATGTTCTGTTGATACAGGATTGTTACCCGAATCTCGCCAGCGTCTGTAGCGCCAGTAGTTGTCCAAGTAAGCTTCTTGTCAGCAGTGCCTGTGTCGGCCCACGCCAATGCGCCGCCAGCCTCTGTAGTCGGGTATTTACGACCTGCACCAGAAGCAACGGTAATTGAAAAGGCGTTAATAAAAGTGGCATTACCGCCGACTGTATCGCCCACGCTCAATACCGCAGTGGCATTGCCCATAGCTGTAGGGCAGTCAATTACGCAGTCAATAATTTGGGAGTTAGCCGGAATAACAACAGTGGTGCTGTTGGCCGCAGATGCGCCAGCCGCCAGAGACGTTCCTGTTGAGAAGGTTTGCGCCATGACAACCTGTCCGGTGTTCTTTACGTTAGAACCCAGAGTGGTGCCGGTGGTGTCTTTGATGGTTCCAGCCTTAATCGGGCCAGAAAAAGTAGTAGTACCCATGAG